TACGGGCGAAGTTTGCTTGCTTCTTGGTGCTGGCTGTCGCATCCGAATCAGGAGCCAAGACAGCCTTTGCTTCGGCTTGGACGGATTTGCCAGCGGCGATGGCTTTCTTCGTGAAGCGGCCTTTGTGAGCGGGATTAATTCGGATGGACATTCAGACTCCTTATCAAAGAACTACAAACCCGCGAGACGCAATATCGATTCCGTTCGACCGGCACCGGCCAGCGAAGAGTGGATCGAGATGCAGCGCGGGTGTTTTTAAGTTAATATCATCAATGTCCTGTCTGGACAGTTTGGCCTCGGTGACGAGCCATGGATCAGGAGTCATACCATTCGTCAGAGCCAGTCGTAGAGCCAGATTGTATTCGAATGCATCCACGTAACCGGGAGGAAGCTCGATTATGTCTGACATGCTGTTCAACTCACCCAACGTGTTCCAACTGTAACAGACCGCTCCAGCAGAGCCAGTCGGCACCGGCCAGAAGCTCAGGTTCATATTTGGAAACGATTCATCGTTATAAACCATCAGGGGGAAGTTCCCAGACTGAGTGTTCTTCATCGGGATGGCTTGCCATCGTTCAAGGTCTACGATGGGGATAGGTAGCTCTAGGGCATTCTGACCGGGGACGTAAAGGACGCTCATCCGACTGAGCCGTGATGGTCTGGGGAAGGCCCACTGAACACAGCCCTGGCCGTAGGGTGCCCCACCAGGACTGAATGTGCAGGTATCTACGGTCAGACCAGTCAGGGGGGTTGGGGCCGACTGGGAGACGGTAAACTGACCTGAACCCAGATTGGCCGTGAGGAAGGTATTGACAGGGAGGCCGGTGCCGACTAGCTGAGCGCCCTGCTGGTAGGTGAGACCAGGGGCGTAGAGCGTAGAGCCGGTGAGGGTGGCTGAACTGATAGGATTAACCGAGCCGAGCTGGTAAAATTGGTATCCGTTGACGAAGTTGAATTGGGTTGCCGTTTCCGAATAAACCATAAGCTGGATCTGTCCCCAACGGTCTATCATGTTATTCAGGAGGCGTAGAGCGCTCGTGTATTCTCGGGGCTGAAGGGCGGATGAACCGTCGAAGATACCAATATATCCGTATGCGTCTTCTACTACGGTCTGGGCGGTAGTAAGCATTTAGGCTCCCTTTATAGCCTTAATTTTCTTCTTGAAGCTGCTCTCAAACGGCTGGTTCAGTTGCAGCTCATTAATCTTCAGCCGGAGGAGAGTGATTTCTTCTCGGTAGGCTTCGCACTTTCGGCAGCCTTTACGGTTTACGTCTAGCAGAGCTGTGCGGTCGCCGTTGAATGGCTCCTCGTGCCATTCTGCCCTATCCTTAAGTGAATCCAAGAACTCTTGGCTGGGACAGAGAAAATTATCTCCTGACGAGCGGTAAAGATAGTGTGGAAAATCCATCGGTTACTCCATATGAGAATCGCGTAGCTCATTTGTTTGAGATACGCGACTCTGTTCATCCTTCTAGATATTAATAGCTCGTGAGGCCCAAGGCGAGCAAGGCGGCGTTAATAGCCTGAACCTGTCCGACTACGGTTGCGAGAGTTGCGCCAGCGGTCATGCCGAGGAAAGCCGTATTGGTCAGGATAGGGCTGGCCAACTGGATAGGAGCCGGATCAATCGTCCCTGGAGTGCCTGCGGTCGGTAGGGAGGTGCACAGATAGACCGAACCGGTCGCTCCGCTGACACCATTCCCGCCAAACACACCAGCAGCCTGGAGGGTGCCGTAAGTGGACCATGTGGTCGAGCTGGGGGAGACAATTTCAAAGTATTCGCCGACGACCATGGAGGCAGCGGGGACGATACCGTTGAAAAAAGTGAGATAATCACCCAACTGTCCAACTGAAGGATTGGGGGTGAGGTTAGACTGACTGATAATTGCAGTCTGGAAGGGTTGTGCGGTGGAGTTTACCATTTTTATAGTCCTTTGTGTGTGAGAGAGAGGAGATTAGGCTAGCTAATCAGATTAGCTAGCCTAAATCGTTTACTGAATAACCCGAGTGGCAAAACCCTGCCGGAGGCAGCCTGCACCAGCGAGGAGGTCAAGACGGAACAGCACATCATCAGAGCGGCCATCCCAATAGAACCCACCCCTCATGCGGATGCCGGTCTTCTTATCTCTCATGCGGCTCATTGCAACTCCACCCATTCCAGAGATATCGGAGATGTCGGCCATTCCGAAACAGAATGCATCTTCATGGAATACTAGGTTCTGCTGGACGACCTGTCCGGTTCCAGCGGCCAATACGGTGGCGGGGGTGTATCCCCATGGGTAGATGGCGGCACCACTAACAGGCAGAGCAGATACATTCTGGTTGGGGCCTGTCAGATAGACGGCAGGGCTGATTGTTACGGTTCCGGTGCTACTCAACTGAGAGACGATGGTAAACTGCTTCAGAGCGTTGGTAACTGCTTTACCTTGAGGATTTACGGCGTAGCAGTTAGCGAAGGTCAGACACTCTCCAGGATTGAAGGTGCCGGTCATGCCGGTGATGGTGAAGGTGTTCCCACCATCAGTCGGAGCGGAGTTAACGGTCAGCGTCCCGGACCAAGTGCCAAGCTGGAGATTAGGGGTATTGGCGCTGGTGAAAAAGTCCATCCCCATCGCATTGCCCATCGAGCCGTTGCGGAACTGCTCGGAGATTTCCTTGCTGGGCAAGAGGTAAGTGGCAATACCATTGACCAACTGAGCACCGCTCAGGGGATTCAGTAGAGCGGAGACTTTTCCGTCAAATGGCATAGCGGACTGGAGCATTCCCTCTGCGAAGCCTGCGCTGAAGGGCAGGAGGTTCGTGAAGGCGGTTCCGACCTGTCCGTAGAACTGGTTGAAACCGGAGTAACCGAGGCTGGAACCGTTGGAGGCGTTGGGGAAAATCTGGTTCAAAATCAAGGTGTCGATATTCTGATTGGCGGCGATGACCATGTTATCCACGATGTTGCTCTTGAAATCGGTGGCATTTAGGGTGAGCTGCTCGGTAGTCAGATAGACATCCACGCCATACTGCTGAAGTGCAATTTGCTGATAGGAGTCGGCCAATCCCTGGGGGGTGGCGACTGAACCAGTGCGGCTGGTGAAAATCTGGGGAACACGGACGGACAGGGTGTTACCAATTTTATTGGATCCCATGAAATCCTTGTCCCACCTACGAGCGACACGACTCGCCATAAGTGTATTGTTTTGAACACCTAGGAGTGCTCCTTCGGTGATCATTGAGACGTTGTTAAAAATATTTGACTGGATGGCCACTGTTGGGCTCCTCTAGATTAGTAGGACTCGACTGAGCTGGTCCTACTGACTGATTTGGTCACTTTGACCGGATTTATAGGAGGGGGCAAACGGTGCGGCGTAGCGGTTTCAGTTGTGGGTGGAAGTAGCTTCTGTTCAATCAGACCGACCGCTTTCGCCGCCCTCAGTGGGGTCAGTTTAGCAATCTGTTCGGCCTCGTCCTGGTGAGACAGCAGATAAAACCACAATTCTGTGGGTTGTTCGGAGTCGGAGATTAGCAGTTCCATTGCTGGGCTGTTCGTCACGACTCCTCTGCTGGCCTTCCTGTTCGATTCTTCGACCAACTCAGGGATTTCAGGGTGCAGAATGAGCAACTCTGCCTGTTTGGATTGGAACCGTTCCTGCTTCGCCTTCAGTTCTCGCTGATAGAACTTCATATCGACCAGATAGTCAACATCATTGGTGTAATTGGCGGGATTGGGCTGGGCCGGATCAACCACTTGCTCCTGGGGGGGCTGGGGGGGTTGGATGGGGGACTGACCGGATTGATAAAGAGCTAGCTTTTGCTGGTTTTCCAACAGAGCCATTAACTGGTTTCTTTCAGCCACGAGTTGCTTAATGCGCTTCTCGGCGGCTTTACTACGATGCCCGTTTACGGGTTCTTCCGATTCCGAGTCGGATGTTTCGGCTAGCTCGCTCTCAATTTCTTCATCCGCTGTAGCGATTTCGGATTCCAAAGTGCCTGGGTCTTCGGTGGTCGGTTCAGGCGGGGGTGTTAGAAGCTCTTCGGAAGGGACGTTGATTAATTTCCCCTCTTCGTAGAGGTCGGGGGCAAAACTCATGGTATTTCTCCAAGTATAAGGTGGCAGCATTTTACGAGTTGCAGTCTCGATGTTCTGACTGAGGATTTGAAAGTTTGTTTATTGTGGTGCTGTCGGATTTGAAGGTCCGATTGGAGGAGTTTCAACACCCGCTCCGGAAGGTTGCATCGACCCTGGGGGGGGCTGAGCAGCGGTTTCGGCCATATTCAGAGCAGTCTGATGAGTCGCTAGCTCCTTATCGAGCAGATGCTGGTGGATGCCCTTGATGAGGTCATGTTCCTTAAAGGATTTATCCGAGAGGTCTTTTAGAGCTGCCGCATAGTCTAGCTTGGCAGAGTCATGAGCGATTTCCATCTGCTGTTTGAGCAGATTAGTCTGCTGCTTCAATTGCTCAATTTGCAGCTTCATAGCGGAGCCAGTCTTCTCTTCCTTAAGCTCTTGCGTTTCTTGAGTTAGCGACTGGGTGAGCTGCTGTATCATCTGATGAGCTTGCTCCAACTGTTGGGCGAGCTGAGCGGGGTCTTGCTTCTTGCCCTTCTGTTCAGCTAGGGCTGGATTTGCTGTTACGATGATCTTGTTCAGCCGCTCGGCCAGAGGTTTCATCGCTGGATCATCATTCAGGGCGACGATAAGGTCACCAGCAGACTGCATGAGGGCTGGATCCTTACCGGCCAACGTCCAGAGCAGGTTGCGACTGGCCTCACGCTGGCTCTGATAGGATGGCCCTGCTGAAATGGACACATCATATTTGCCGGTGGTGAGGTCATAAATGCGTGGAATACCAGACTCTTCGTCCTCATCGATGTTATCCGGCGTGGCGACGGGTTCTCCAGGCTTTGAATTAATAGTGATCAATTTGTGCGTGTCATCCAGACCGATGATCCGCACGACACGTTTTTCAGCGTACACCAGAGGGATGAGGCCGAGTAGGATGCGTCCCGTCAGTTCAATCGCTCGGGCCAGATTATCGGTATATTGAAAGTTACTCGTATCCCCCTGCTGGACCATCTGTTTGATGGCTTCACCGGAGATGTCGTTGGCCACTTGGTGCTTCGTATCTGGTGAATACATTGCATTTATGGCTCGCAAATCTTCTTCTAACGACTGTCCAAACTGCATCATGGCTTGAATCGGGGGCTCGGGCATATCTCTGGAGGGGGGCGGTAGCGGTGATCCGTCCTCGTTGCTGATTGGATCATACTCTAAGTAGGCTTTATCGTAAGGGTGCGCCCAATCGTCCTGATGGGAAGCGGCAAAACCAGTCGGCCCGATAATTGGCACCTTATTAAAAGTGGCGATTGCCTCCATGGTGGCGGAGCGAACCGCGTTCAGACTCATCTGTGCTTCATAGGAGTTCCTCACGAGGCCGCTATACATGCGTTTCTTATCCACTAGGAGAGGGTTGCCCAGGCAGGCAACGAGCGGAATGAGTCCACCTGGGAAGGTGGATTCTTCGAGTATCTCAATCCCATTCAGTTTCAACCATTTGACCACGTTCCTCGTGGATTTACGGGTGCGGGTTATCTTGCCCCGAGCCTTTGTCCAATCCGCCCGATCCATCGTCTTGCCATCATCCAGCAGAACCAGCTCATACTGTTCCTTCTCTTTGTAGAAATACTCAGCAATCCGACACGTCATATCCGTATTATCTATCCACTCGTTATAATCGTTCTGAAACTCGAATGGGCTGTATGAGGCCAGCAGACTATCCGGATACTCTTCCTTGTAATCGTCGCGGCTGATGGTGGTGCCGATGAAGGCCCAATCGATGTCGGACATATCAGGCATGGTAAACGTTGGGTCCGGCAGGACTGAGAATTGGTTGATAATCGGAAGAATCTTAATGTCCTGGTCGAAACTATCGTCAGCCTGCTCGGTCACGATCCGCCACCAGCCGATTCCGGCCTGGGTCATTTGCAGCATTCCTTCGTCGTAGGCTAAATTCGCCTTAGAGGCTGTTTCTATGTGGCGTATCAAGCCTTGAATGACTTCAGCGACTTGTACATCTGGGTTATCCGTGGCGTTGACCAGGATGGCGGGTCTGGACTGCCGCTGGGAGTTGACAATACTGTGGATGGCCGTGTTCAAGCGGTCTACGGCGACTGTAGGCTTGCCCATCCGTGCCTCCCTGGTCCCATCGGGAAACTGAGTATCAGGGTTGAGATGCTTAATATCTTCAGCCATATTTTCAAATTGCTTCTGCCAATAGTCCTCAGCGAACTTATAACGTTTCTTAATTCCAGCGATACGCTCTTCGTCGGGATTGGCTGGTCTGCTAGATTGCCTCGTTTTCATGTTTACTCCGTATATGGAATGGGAAGTTTGGTTATAGCCACGTTGATGATCGGGCTAGAGGGTTTCGTCTGCCTGGGATTATCGGATTACCCAGTGAGTCCAACTCTGGGGCGGGCTGTCGGTCAGACATGTGCTGCTTGCGACCGAGGATGATTGGCTCCTGGCTGTAGCGGATGGCATCACAGCAATGGTTGTTCTTATCTTCCGGCTCGTCAGGGATGATAACCTCGGTGTCACCGAGTTTCCTCGTCTTCCATTTGTACGACGAGAACTCTTCGAGAGTGTGAGTGCAGCGTGGGTGGACAATAATGTGTTGGAAGTTTTTCAGGTGGTCAATGCCGTCCAGGATACTTCCCGGCCATTTCTTGCACGGTCTCAAATGGGGTAGACCATTCCTGCGCAGATATTTAATAATCTCCGGTCTGCTGTTATCCGCGTAGATGGTCTGATTGGCTGAACCAGGAACCAAATCCCAACTGGCGGTGATGAGTTCGATGGGAATATCAACATCATAAGTCTCATACTCCACATACAAATCTTCCTTCCACACCCATGTTTTAACCAGCACCGTAGGGTCTACGCTGCCCCAATCTGCACCAAAGAACGGTTGCCAGAGCGCAGGGTCGGGGGTGAAATCGTAGGACTGGATTTGGCCAGGACGGTTAAAGATGACGCATTCGGCTCGCTCTAGCGTGTGGCCGAGCCAGATGTTATTATATTTCTCAACATCTTGCCTCAGACACGCATCCTTCTCGTCCGACAGAACCGTTGGGAACCAAGGGTTATCCATCCATTCGATATCCACAACCACACAGTCCTTATAGTTGTCCTTGCCCAGGATTAGCTGTTTCCAGACCGGATCAGTCGGAAGATGTGGGTTCAGGGAGAAGATAATCTGCGAGTTCTCTTTACGGACGGTGGGCAGTAGGATGTCTAGGCTGCGCTGTGAACATCTTTGAGCCTCATCGTAAAAGACTACATCGCAACCGTATAAAGACTGCACCGATTCAGGATGATTCATACCAGAGAAGATAATTTGGCTTCCGGTACGTTTGCAGAGGATAGTAGACTTTAAGATTTCAAACTCCTCTTTCATCCCCAGCTCTTCGATCTGAGCCGTCAGGGTGCGGTGGGTGGAGTCGGCAATGGAGTTCATAAACTCACGCAAGCAGAGGATTAGTATCTTCGAGGCCAGTGCTTTCATCAAGAGGACACGGCACACGCCAATCGTCTTCCCACCACCTCTCCCACCCTTCAGCACGACCAAACGGTGGCCTTCGGTCAGGGGTCCCAGCTTCGCTGGGATGGCGGCGTCATAAAGCTTCATCGGATTTGCTCCAGGAAACCCCGTCCTTCAGGGGGGGGGGGGGGGGGGCGGCCTTGTTTACTCAGGCTTCTTGAGGGTGATTTGGAGCTGGAGCGGAGCATCCTTGCCATCTGTGGTGGTGGTGGTGAGCTGAGTGGGGAGGATGCGAGCCAGAAGCTGCATGAAAGCCTTTGGATTGGTGTCGCGCTGTTTTTCAAGCCATTTCGCGGCACCCCCGGGGAAGGCGTCGAGAGCGTCGAGGATTTTCTCCTTAAGGGCCTTATGAGTTTTGTTGATAGCACCTTTTGGGCGTCCGGCCTTGCGCTTTTCCTCTGGGATTTGGGTTATGTCTGTGCTCATAAAGCCTACTTTATTTTGAGTATTCTACGTGTTTGCCCATTTTCTTGTCTCGTAAGTCTAGTTTAGTATAGGACTTACCATAGACTCCATCACAATTACTGTTTTCCCGATCCCAGAAATCGAGGGCTCGACAGGCGTCACCCCCGTCTATATGAAAACTGCCTGCGCTTGGTAGCTGGGCAAAACTTGCCTGCCCGCATTCAGGGCAGATAATAGACGGGTCACCAATTGGACGTTCTAAGAGGTCCACCTCCTGGTGTCCGCATCCTTGACATTTTCGGTCTAGCAGGGGCATCTGATTTTTCTCCATGTTTATGGGGTGGATATTCCATTTATTTTTTGAGTGGTATACGAAGCAGAGGCCGGTGCCGGTTCAGATTTACTAGTGCGATGATTTCTGAAAATAGGCCAGAATGACATCTTTCCATCCTATGGATGAAGAACTTTATTTTGTGGGAAAAATATAAGTGAACGAAAATAATCAACCCCTCACGAACAACTCATAATTCCACTAAAAAGTTTTGTCAATTTCTTTAGTTAAAAAATTGGCCATTCATCAACGGAGTCCCTAATGGACATGAACAAATACCAGAATTTCGCTTACTACGAGTTTGACCTAGACCTCTTCGAGGGTGGGATCGAAAAATACGACCTCGAAGCCACCAGAAAAATCATCACCAAGGGGGCTAGGAGGCTCCAGGACGAGTCGGACCTATCGGACGGGGTGCTGCTGCTGCTCCGCCAGCGAGAACAAAACCTGAAGGCTGCGGCCAAGTCAGAGGAGGGGTGAGATGGAATGTGAACGGAACGGTTGGACTGAAAGGGCACTCAGAGGAGTGCCTTTTTCATGCCCTAGGAATCGTTCAGAGGGGTCCAGAGGGCTCCGAACCGGCACCGGCCTCCTACCAGACCACCCAGGGAACCGAATCGATCCTGAGCCCTCTGAAAGAGGGGGCTGGGGGAGATTAGGGCTTAAGAGCACCTGGAAAGGAACCAGATTACTTAATCCCTTCTTAATCTATGAGCGAGTGCTCCGAAGCGGAGCGAGAGGAGTAAGCGAGTGATTAGATTAAACAAACTATAACTTGTACCTTAATAGTTAGGATTATACTCTCTCGCCTCTTCGCTCTAAAAATTCTACGCTCTGCTTCTAATTTTCTTCGCTCTAGGCTCTATTATCTATATCTGGTTCTAGTCTCTAAGCTCTACTCTCTTATGGGGGGTAGCACCATTGATTCCATTGGACTTATTTGTTTCACCCCAATTCCAGGGGTCTAGGAGGCTCCGAACCGGCACCGGCCTCCTACCAGACCACCCAGGGAACCGAATCGATCCTGGGGCCTCTATTCGAGAAAAAAATATCGAATGCGGGGGTGAGGGGCTGGGGTCTTCTTTCGGCTGATAGGAACCCACCTTGGGTTTGTGCCTTTTTACTTGCGAACTTTTATCTTGAAGCTTTTCTGTGCCGAGCGAAGCGAGGCTCTGTGAAGAATGAAAAAAGAATCATCCCATCCGGTGTGGGGGTCGCCGGAGGCGTACGTTTCGCCTCCGGCGAACAGGTGAGTTTGTATGTGGGTCATGTCCTCTATGTCATGTCCTGTACATCATGCCCCCGTTTGGGAACGTTAGTCCCCTTCGAAGGAACGTACGTTCCCCCGAATACCACGTACGATACCTTATGTCCATCCGACCCCAAGATGTGGTGTACGAAAATACTTTGACCACAAGATGTAGGATCTGATACACCTAGAAATCCTGACTACTATATGGTTCAATGCTTTCTTTAAATATAAGTGAAGTATTTATAAAGATAGTCCAACACAATAGTAGACAGGCTCAAGGAGGCCACATGAACACCACCATAACAAACCAGATTCCAATCCCCAATGATAGGCAAAAATCCCGAGGGATAGATTCACCTCAAACACGAGATCTCCCTTGGCGGGAGATGAAAATTGGAGACAGCTTTTTGGTCCCTTGGCTCAATACCCCTGCATATTTGATTCGTCATCGTGTTGCTGCTCTTGCCTCTCAATTTGACCAGCGTGGAGAGGCTCACTTCATGCTCCGCTCCACTTCTGTAGGTTTGAGAGTTTGGCGCACGGAATAAGGAGCCGGTATGACTTTACCGAAGGTAGAAAAAAATGGAGTCGCCTGCTCTAGTAGACTCGGCTGGTATCGAAGAGAGAATCTGCCCTGTCTGCGTAAACTCCGCTTCGCCAATAGGGGCTTCGTGGAACGAGTGATGGAAGTTATCTGGGATCTCCAGGTGGACAAAAGCGGGTTCCGATGTTTTGATTTCAACTCTGAGGAATTGGCCTATCAGTTGGAAGCGGATGAGACGGAGATCAAAACCTTTTTGCTGGATCGTCGAACGATTGAAGCGTTGGAGCAAGCCCGAACCTATATGGAGCTTCAATATTTCAGTGGAGTGAGTCTGATGACGAATTCAGTCACGACAGCTAAGCAGCCTCCTCCTGAAGAAAAAGATGACTTGGATGAAGACCTACCCACACCTCCCGATTCGAAGCCCCCAGCCCCTAAGCCTATTCCTCCAGAAAAGCCCTCTAAGTGGTCGGACAACAGCTGGGACGAAATATATCTATCAGCCCGAACGGAATTTGAAAAGGTCTGGAGTAGTACATTACCAGGGGTGGTGATTGAGTTGAAGAAGTGGGTGGCTATATTGGCTGGATTGAAAGACCCGAAGGATGTCAAAAAGGAGCATCGGGAAGAATGGATTCCTAAGATTCTGAGTACATTAAGGTTAGCAGAAGATGAAGCTGCCACCTACACGAGTTTTAAGAAGTGGATGGAAAACGGAGCAGCAGAGCAAGTCAAAACTGCTACGTGTCGGAAAGTCAAACGAATTGGGTGGGAAGAAGTTCCGAAAGGCGCACATCAAATTACCGATCCGGATGTTCTCCGAGATGTGGAGCAATACGAAATTGAAAAGCAAATGGCTGAGGCTGAAGGAGGTTCGGATTAACCTTTGATAATCCACAATATGAATAGCTTAAGGAGCTGTAATGAACCTAGAACAAATCCAAACCCGAATCCACTATTTGTTGCACCATCAACCCTCTGACTTGGCTGAACGAGCCAAATGGGACAATGAAATGACCATCCTGGTAGACTTGGAAGTTCAGACGCTGGATAATATGCAGAATCTAGGCAATCCGATTGAGGACATTCCAATCACTAAGTTTAAACAATGCACTATTTGTGGGAAGTATTTGAAAGAGGAAGAGTTCAGTTGCCGGTACCCCGCGAATCGGACTCGGAGAAATCAATGCAAAGGCTGTATTCATCAGAGAGCTTTGGCAAACATACATAAACAAAAAGAGGAAGACCCCCAAGCCTTTAAAGTTAAAGCTCATATTAATTATGAGAAAAATAAGGAAAAGATACTTGCCAATCAAGCTAAATACAAAAAACTTCACCCAAAGCCTTCTACTCGCAAGAAGCCGGTTCAGACTGAAGAGGAAAAGAAGGCCAAGCAAAAGGCTTACAGATTGGCTTACAAATTGGCTCATCCATTTGTTCCTTCTCCGAAGCGTAATGAGAGAAATAAAGTATGGGCTAAATCAGAGGCTGGTGTGGCTTATCTTAAAGCCTATTATGAGGCTCATAAAGAAGAGAGGAAGAAATATTATGAGGCTCATAAAGAAGAGATGAGGGTATATCAAGAAAGTTATAGAGAAATGATGAAACAAAAAATGAAACTTCGTCAGCAACGAGCACAAGAAAAGGCTCGTTGTAAAGAAGAAGCTAAACTCATCAAGCTGGATCTGGAACCTATTTATGCACACACTCCTTCTCCGAAGATAGACCCCTGGACTAAGGACTGACCCAATGATTAACCTCGCCCTTTCCCTCTCCCTCCTTGGCTCGGCATTCTTTGCCCTAATGCTCGGGTGTCCCCAAGTGGGCATCTTCTGCCTAGCCGGTTCCATCCTGTTCGGCTGGTTCCGCTGGCTGGGGTATGAATAATGACCGCTTCAAAAATTAAAGCCATCCTCGGCCCCGTCGAGAAAGACCTCCCCATGCCCCCCAGCCCATCTCCAAACCAACACGTATTATCCGTTCAACCAAATGGAGCCGGGAGATAGCTTCAGTGCTCAAACAGACCTTCTGAGCATCACCCAACTGCAAGGTCGGGTCGCCTCCGCCGCCAGAGGCCGAAGCCTCCTTCACCCAGAGGAGGAGTATGCGACCCGAGTAGTTGGTGAACATGAAGTCCGCTGCTGGAGAACTTCCTGAAAATAATTAATCCGCACCGGCGTGTCTCTGAGTATTAAGTTACAGAGCGAGAGACCTCGCCTTACCGGACAGGAGTCCACACCATGCAAAGCACCGACATCAT